GCTCTTAGTTTGTATTTACGTTGGGTGTAGTCATTGAATAGATTAGCCACGGTGTCCTTACCTACTCTTTTCTTTCCTGATAGGACGATGAGTTTTTTATTCATAGTTGTTCGTTTTTATAGGTTTGTATGAGTGCTTTTACAAGGGCTTCACGAGCTTCATTGTAATCGTCAAAATCACCTTGCCAATCTAATTGACGTAGATTAGACTTTGTAATCTCAAAATAATAGTAATTACCCTCATCAAAATGAGCGTGACTCTCTAACCTAATGTAACTTTCAAATCCTTTTTCTCTGAACCACTCAAAGACTTGTTCCCAAGTGGGAACAGATACACAATAACGAAAAAGTTTATCATTCCAATTGGTAACAACGAATTCTTCATCATGCCATGGTGATATTTTAAGTAATTTTTCATCATAATAGAAAGAACAAGGGGTATCAAACCCTATTTCTTTGAGTTTTATGGCTATCTCTATAGGGACAAGCCAAGTGGGGTAGTTGTTATTCTTCATCTTTCACAAATTTACCGTTAATCATTTTTCCAGTTCTGTTTTTGATTTCGTTGTAGGCGATATTTAGGCAGGCTTCTAAGGTTGTGTCTTCTGATAAGGCGATACATTGGAGACTGTTAAGTATATGCTCTATCAGATAGGAGTATAAATATAGTTCATCTTGTTCATATTCTGCCCCAAATAGTTCTGCTAATATATTATTAGCAGATATAGCGAATGTAGTTTGTGTGATATTATTAGGGGCTTCCATCGGACATACTTTTTCATAGTGAAAAATGAAATCCATATTTTTAAAATAGCAATAATTTAAAAGGCAAATCATAGTATCACCTATCGCATCTTGGATAGCAGGTTTGTCATTGTCATAACACGCCTTGATAAGTTCGCCAACTTCTTCATGGGTCTTAAGGAGTTGGTCAAATGGGGTGCTTTTGTCAAATATCCCCCTTTCTTTTGCCCACTCTTGGATAAGTGGGACGAGTTCTTGAATTGTTTTCATGATTCTAAAAATTTTAATCGTTTTGCTATTAATTCTACTATATCCACAGTTACAGCGTTACCTATGAGCTTATAGCGTTGTGTCTTAGCAATAGGTTTTATTATGCCGTTATAGTCACCATATTGAGTGAAGTTGTCAGGAAACCCTTGCAGTCGTTCGCATTCTATTTCTGTTAAGTATCTTATCTTATTATCTTTAGTTTTTATAAAGCTACCTGTAGAAGTACTATTTTTATAACCTCTTAATATTGTTCGTGAATAGTCGTATATATTCCTTGTCTTTTTAGAACTATCTTTTGCAATTTCTCCGATAGGAAATACTCCTGGGATACTTCGTCTTGCAATGTGTCCGATAAGGTATATCCGCTCTCTATTTTGGGGTAAAAGCCAGCTTGTATTAAGCAATTGCCATTCGATTGTATAACCCCCAATGTTGGCAAGAGCTTGGAGAATTGCCCAAAAGTCTGCGCCAGCATTTGAGGAGAATGCTCCCTTAACATTCTCCCAGACAAATACACTTGGTCTGATGTTAGCAATGAGGGCAATTGCATACTTGATAAGGCTACTTTTGACTCCTGCAAGCCCCTCTCTTTTTCCAGCAGTTGAGAAATTTTGACATGGCGAACCGAAAGTGATAATGTCAATGTCTGTAAAGTCTCCTCCGTGAAGAGTGGTAATGTCTCCGATGTATTTGGCATGGGGAAAATTGTATTTATAGTTTGCGATGGCGTGTTTGTCTATCTCACTAAAATAGTGCTCTGTAAATTGGTAGCCTGCTCTCTGAAAGCCGAGCGAAAAGCCACCAATGCCGCTAAAAAGGTCGATGATTTTCATTTATTTTTTATTGTTATCATTGATACTATCCAAATGTAGATACACGATTTCCGATATATCATCCGCATAAGATTTGAACGCTTCAAGGAGTTGAGTGTCGGCTTTATTCACTCTGTAAAATTCTTCTACAATATCCCTTGTGTGCTTCTTTACATTCTTGAAGTTGCTTTTGAACTTATACTTTAGATTGCTCTCGTCAATCATGTGTAACAGCTCGTTAGTAGCATCCGAGAATGCTAATGCAAGGATTAGGTAATGAGCCATCTTTTCCCGCTTAAGAATTGGTTTTACTTGATTTTCTCTGTAATTAGATACAGCTATTTCCATGAGGTGTTGCGCTTCCTTTTCTGTGATTTGTAAGCCCCTCGCTCTTAGTTCTGTTAAAAATTTTGTACTTTTCATTTTAAAATGGACTGTTGTTTTTAGGGTCAATTTTTGGTAAATTATTTTCTTGTTGAATATTCATGCTTACGCTTCCTCCTCGTTCAAAAAAGCGCATGTATTGTAGCTGGCAGCCTATTATTATCCCTCCTGTCGTTCCATTGCGAAACTTTGAGATGATAACCTCTACCTCGTTATCGGTTGGCGTGCCGTCCTCCCATTGGGGTATCTGATAATATTCAGGGCGATAGAGGAATAGTACATTGTCAGCATCCTGCTCTATGGCTCCCGATTCTCGAAGGTCTGAAAGCATGGGACGTTTGTCGCCTCGTGTTTCAACTCCGCGGGATAGTTGGGATAGGGCAATGATGGGTATATCTAACTCTTTAGCCAACCCCTTGAGGGTACGGGATATTTCGCTAATCTCTTGGTCTCGTGTACGCCCTCTTTGGGAGTTACTGATGAGCTGGAGATAGTCTATGTAAATTACCCTTACACCTTTCTCCCTTACCCATTTTTTCGCTTTGATTTTAAGCGATAACAGAGTGAGAAAAGGTTCGTCATCAATATACAGCGGCAACTTTCCGAATGAAGGACGGAGACTTACGGCTACATCCATCTCACTCTGTGAAAGCGTGCCAATAGCTAACTTATTGCTATCTATCCCCGCATAGTTGGCAAATAGCCTTGCGGTTAGTTGTCGTGCGCTCATTTCGAGGGAGAATATCCCTACGGGGTAGCCTAAACGTGCCTGATGGAGAGCATCACTAAGAGCGTATGCTGTCTTTCCCATGGCAGGGCGCCCTGCTATAATGACAAGATCACTCGGTTGGTAGCCGTTGAGCTTGAGGTTAATATCCCTCACTGCGGTAGGTATTCCCGCCCTCTCTGCCTTGGTCTTGAGTACTTCTGTGAGATAATCGCCTATCTCCTTAGGCTGCTTAATGGAAAGCCAATCGGAAATCTTGTCAAGCTCTTTGTAAGAGCCGTCAAGTAACTCGAATATATCCGTATCCTCTTCGTATGATTGCTCAGCAAGGTTATAACCTACCTCGATACTCTTACGCTTCACATATAGCTGCATGAGTATCATGGCGTGGTTCTGTATATGCGCAGAAGAAGATACTCGCTCTGTTAATCCCACGAGATACGAACTTCCTCCCGCTTCTTTGAGCTTGCCTATTCTCTGAAGCTCTGTATTTACGGTCATCATGTCCACCCCTTGCGAGGACTTGTACAAGGAGAGAATAGCCTCATAAACAAGGGCGTTTTTAGGGGTGTAAAACACATTCGTATCCTTCACCACCTCAACTACCTCAGAAACTCCTCGTTGCTCTATGAGCATGCCTCCAAGTACGATAGCCTCCAATTCAGGGTCATTTGGTATTTTTCTGTTTTGCATTTTTAAGCCTATTTTTTTAATAAACAACTTCGTTTCCGTATTCGTCAAAGCGGATACGTTTTGGCGTTGAAATTTGCGGCTGTGGTTGCGTTATAGAGGGTGTGGTGTCTTTTCTTCGCATCTCCCATGTACGCACTGCTGCCTTCCAATCTTTCATCGGCTCTTTTCCAATCTTCCAACCTTTGGAGCTGTAGAAGTCGCAGAATTGTTGCCCTGAGATGTCATTCTTTCGCTCATTGCAATAAGCCTGCACTTCTTCAGGGGTTGGTATGGTAAACCGCTTTCGCCCGCCGCCGCTTTGTTCTTTTGGAGTTTGAAGGGTCTCTAAGGGAGTTTCTGAATTTTCGTTTTCCACCAAATCAGAAACCGCAGCGTCGCTTTTTTGTTTCTTTTTTTCTAAAAAAGAAATATCATTATCATTTACATTTACATTATCATTTACATTAGGTTCGTGTTTGGTTTTGTTTCGGTTTTGTTTCGGTTTTGTTTCGGTTTCTGTTTGGTTACAGTTAGCTTTTGGACGACCTCCTTTTTTTCCATTCTCAAACCTTTGATTATTAGCGTCTAATTGAGGTTTTATAAGGGCAAACATCGCTTTTGTTATCTGCTTCTGATTTTCAGTTGTTACTCCGTTTAAGCCATACTCCATTATGGCTGTAAGCACTTCTCCCTGAATATCTCTCGGCAGTTCCTTTATCCCTTCATAAAAACTCCTGTAAAAGACAAAACTTTCTCTTTCCATTGGTTATTATTTAAATGAACGTGATAATTGATTTTTTAAGCAATCTTTTCTTGCATGTGGTAGTCTGCTTTGATTAGCAGGAATACCGCTCGTGATTGAGGGCGGAGTACCTTCTCCCAATCCTCATCAGCAAATGCATAATGCAATATTGCCATGGTTACTTTGGATTGTTCTGACTTAGGGAGATGGCTCATAGCTTTATACCAACTCTCTTTGAACGTTAAATCTTTTGTCATGTTTTTTAGTTTTTAAATCACTTGTCCTAAGCCCTCTCCTTGACGTGTAATGTCAAGTACAAGCGAGGGAAAAGACAAGGAAAAATGAATGAGTATTTAAAATAATTTAGGTTGCATTTTATCGGCAATCATACGCTTGAGATTGCGCTGCATTTGGTTGTAATAGGACTCCTTAAGCTCTATCCCTATGTAGTTACGATTAAGCCTTAGACTTTCATACCCTTCGCTTCCTATTCCTCCAAAAGGGCTGAGTACTGTATCTCCTTCATTACTCCATAGGTGCAAGCAACGCCTGATCGTTTCAAGCTGTAAAGGACAAATATGTTTTTCGTCCTTCTCCTCACGAGCAGATGTATATTGCAAGGTATCGGAGTAATTGATGTCATACCACACTGGCTCAGCGTACTTTTGCCACAAATTCACGGGGAGGTAATTTTCCTTGTTCTCGTCTTTATCCTGGTGAGTGATTGGCTCTAAGTTATCACCTGCATTGCGAAAGACTAAGATGTAATCAGGGATCCCTGTACGTGATAGGCTGCTATCTTTCTTAATGGTCTTATGTAGTAGCCCTATTGATTTGGTTCGTGTCATTTCCACTACTGGGCTTTTCCATATTGTGATCCTATCGTGGTAAATAAACCCTTCCTTCTCAAAAGCCTGAATGAGCATTCCTGAAAAGTCCTTAAGACCGATATACCCATCTTTGCCTTTCATTGCAGGTAAGTCCATACAATGCACTGCTACCAATCGTCCGCTTTTAATTACCCTTGCTAATTCTTTCACGAGAAACTGAAAATGTACAAAGAACTCCTCATAATCTTTGCAATTACCCATGTCTCGTATATCGTCTGAATAAACATACAATTCAGCAAAAGGAGGACTAAATATTGAAAAGTCTATACTGTTGTCAGGGAGTTTAGCCACCTCCTCTACGCAATCGCCGTGTATGGCTCTGTATTTTGGTTGTTCCATAGTGTCTGGTTATTAATCATTAATTGTTGCATTTGTTTGAATTGTTTCTCTTTCTCTTTGATGATACTAATGACATTCTGCATGGTATCAGTGGTTACAATATTGACCGTTACATCTCCCTTCTTTCCGAAGCGGTGGGATCGTCTCACAGCCTGATAAAATCCTTCAAAGGAAAAGTCAGGACTCATAAATGTTTGATTTAGGCAGTGCTGAAAGTTCAATCCGTACTGGGCTATCTTAGGTTTGGTAACCAATACCCTGAACTTCCCATCTACAAAGTCTAACAGCTTTTGTGCTTTCTCTTCAGGCTTATCACTCCCTGAGACTTCCACCGCTCCATGAATACCCGCAGTAACTTCTTTCCCCTCGTCATTATGTTTCACCCATACAATGTGTGGTTCCTCGTTTGCATTAGCTATCTCTATTGCCTTTGCTATTCGTTGCTCTTTGGTTCGTCTTAACTCCTTATTGAAGTCAGTAGCAGATACAGCTAAACTTGGGAATAACATACCATTACTAAAGTCGTTCTCGGTGATAAGCTGGTGCTCCTTGTAAATCACTTCTGATAAGTCATACCCTTGCATTGGATAACCTATATCCGCGGGATTGGTTAGCATTATTGCCCAACTCGATACAAACTGATAGAACTTCTCAATCGCATGCCCTTTTAATCGCCATTTACTCGTGTGGTCTTGGTCGTTGATAAAGTAGGTAGCAAGCATTCCTAACCTGCTTTGATAACCTAAAAACTCAGAGTGATTAGCAAGCTCCATAGGATCATTAGGGGAGGGAGTAGCTGTAAAAGCAAACTTGTAAGGTGTATTATGGAAATACTCAAATAGTTGCTTTTTGATTTGCCCTTCAAAATTCTTCATTATCGAACTTTCATCTACTATCAGCCCTGTATATTCCTGCGGATTGACATTGTGTAAGTTCTCAAAGTTGGTAATGGTTACCTTATCAAGGTCAAACCCAAACTTCTCGGCTTCTCTTTTGGTCTGTGCGACCACTACCAAAGGGGCAATGATTAACACGGGCTTATTGGTGTGCCTTACAATTTGGCTTGCTGTCTCAAGCTCCATTACGGTCTTTCCAAGTCCACAATCAGCAAATACAGCGTGTTTGCCCTTGCTGATGTTACGCTCCACAATGAACTGCTGAAAAGGAAACAGCTTGTCATTCATTGGCAAAGCGGCAAAGCCTTTATGCTCTTTTGACTTCTGCTTTGATTTTAAAAATTCTTGATACTCGTTCATTTTTGATTTGAAATTAGAGATTTGATAAAGATTTATGCGCACTCAATCTCCTCTCAAATCGGTTGTTAGTTATTGTTTTTTAGGTTAATATCCCGTTTTTGTTATTCTTAGATTCTCTTTTTCATAACTTAGAAGACTTCTAAGGGCTTCTATCTGATGAGTACAACAACGGTTGATACGCTCCAACCAATCTATAAGATACTGCTCCTCTTGAGCAATAGCCTTAACTAAGGCATTTTGAGCCGTTGCCGATAGATATTGTTCCTTTGCTATGGCTATAATTGTCTTTGTAATTTCAGCGGTTGTACGTTGGTTGTAGAGATACTTTGCCTTTGCCAACATCTCACCACTACGAGCCATATATACAGACAAATCTTTAATACGTTCAACCATTTCCTCTGGGTTATCTGAGCAAGTAATCTCCAAGTAATCTTGAATATCTTTTGCTTCTTTTTTAAGTTCTTCCATTTTATCTTTAATTTTTGAAAGCAAGGCAGGACTCGAACCTGCTACTATCCCGATTGATACTTGCTTTTTGTGGTTACTGATTACCTAATATTACTGGTGTTCTGCCATCTGTGATAATTACCTTATTAGAGGTCTTACCTAACATCTCAATATACTGCTGCATTAGAATTTCCTTTGTAAGTCCCACCGATTGTACTTTGTTTGTTTCGGCGTCTATTTTTGCCTTTTCTAACAGCATTCTTGAGGTCTCTAACTCGTTTTTTACTCTATTAGCTTCTTGGATAGCCTTATTCCTATCTTCTACAGCTTTCAGCATTGAAGCAGGAGGTTTAAGCCCTGATGTAAGAGTAGTAAGGTCAAAGAATTTCGTCTTAAACTCCTCTTTCAATCTACTTTGTACTGATAGTTCAAACTTACCTAAATTGTTCATAAGGCTGTCAGTGGTGTAGTTTCTTGCTTCCTCACGATAAGCGTCTGTAACGCGCTTGTTAAGTACATTTGCTTCTACATTGTCAAAGAACGTTTCTGGGTCTTGTATTCGGTAGTTTTTGTAATTGAACACAATCTCAGCACCTTTGC